CGTGAACAGGTTATTTCTGAAGTTTCTGAAGATTTAGCCGATACTGAAATTGAGAAGTTTAAGTCTCTTACAGAAGATTTAGTTTTCACGGATGAAGAGTCTTTCCGTGAAAAACTTGATACTTTGAAGGATAATTATTTCCCGAAAACTGTAGTTGACCAATCATTTGATGATGAAGATGGTAGCACCGCACAGGACACAGTTGATACGACAGATGCTATGAAAACGTATATGTCGGCAATCAGTCGTAATCATAAGGCGAGTGCATAAAACATTATATTAAACGGATGTAACTAAAAAGGAGAAACAAAATGTTTCAAACAGAACATCTACAAGAAAAGTGGCAGCCAGTCCTAGAACACCCCGATCTTCCTAAGATTGAGGATTCTTATAAGCGGGCAGTTACCACTCTTATTCTTGAAAACCAAGAAAAGGCAATGAAGGAAGATCGTAGTTTTCTTTCAGAGACAGCTCCCACCGTTAGTACTGGTGGGCAGTTCGATACTTGGGATCCAATTCTTATTTCCCTAGTTCGGCGTGCTATGCCTAACTTAATTGCGTATGATGTTTGCGGCGTTCAGCCAATGACAGGTCCAACAGGACTAATTTTCGCAATGCGTTCGACATATTCCTCAATGGATGGTGTCGAGGCTTTGGTTGACGAAGCAGACAGTGGGGTTTCTAATGATGACGCCGCTGGTAACCTGACTTCTTCTGCCATGACAGGTAGTAACCCTGCGATTTTGAATGATGCTTCGCCGGGTACTTATTTGTCACCAACAGGTATGACTACTGCTCAGGGTGAAGCTTTGGGTGATAGTTCTACTAATGCTTTCGCAGAGATGGCCTTCTCAATCGAGAAATCAACCGTTACTGCTGTAACTCGGGCTCTCAAGGCCGAGTATACGATGGAACTTGCTCAGGACTTAAAGGCAATTCATGGACTAGACGCAGAGACAGAACTTTCAAATATTCTAAGTTCTGAAATTCTTGCAGAAATCAACCGTGAAGTTGTTCGTTCTCTGTACATCACTGCTGTTGCTGGTGCTCAGGTTAATACTTCAACTGCCGGCATCTTTGACTTGGATACAGACTCTAACGGACGTTGGAGTGTTGAAAAGTTCAAGGGTCTAATGTTCGCCATTGAACGTGACGCCAATGCGGTTGGACAGCAGACTCGTCGAGGTAAGGGTAATATGCTCATCTGCTCCGCTGATGTTGCTTCTGCACTTCAGATGGCTGGTGTTCTGGATTATACCCCAGCTCTCAACAACAACTTGAATGTTGACGACGCAACCACCACATTCGCTGGTGTAATGAATGGTCGTTTCAAGGTATATGTCGATCCATATGCGGCCAATGTTACGGCAAAACAGTATTACATCTGTGGTTATAAGGGTACTTCTCCTTATGACGCAGGGTTCTTCTATTGCCCATACGTACCTCTACAGATGGTTCGTGCGGTTGGTGAAAACACCTTCCAGCCAAAGATTGGTTTCAAGACTCGTTACGGTCTTGCTGCTAATCCCTTCGCAGCTGCTGGTAAGGTTGCTGCTGGTGATACGGTTAATACCGATGCATCACTAGACGCAAACACCAATGCTTGGTATCGTCGCGTCCAAGTGACCAATTTGATGTAAAATAAGAAAAGAAGTAGAATAAACTTAGGGAGGTCTTTGGACCTCCCTTTTTTTTGGGGGGGTTTAACTAGGGGGTTTAATCGTTATACATATCCCTAAAAAAGTAAAAAAATCCAAAAAGGGACTTGCCATTTATACATATATGGTGTATGATAGGTTTATTAAATGAAGGAATAGTTTCTTCATTCTTTTTTTCCATATAAATAGTAATATGGCAACTTCACAATCACCTATATCAAGACAGCCTGATCAGTTAGATTATGCAAGTCCAACTCAATTTCGTTTTGGTATCCACCAATTACCGAAAGTGGAATTTTTTACGGTTAATGCAAATCTTCCCGGCATTAATATTTCACCAGCTTCCATGCCTACTCCTTATAAAGATATTCCTATCATAGGAGAAAAAACAGAATATGATAATCTTACAATAACTTTTATTGTTGATGAATATCTAGAAAATTATATTTCACTTCATAATTGGATGACAGGAATTGGTTTTCCTCAAGATAGATCACAATTTTCTACATTTAGAGATACAACGTCGAATACTCCAGCAGCTGGTGGTACGAATCCAGTAGATAGAATTGGTAAAACTGTTCCTGATAAAGCAATGTATTCTGATGCATTTCTTATGATACTTTCTAATAAAAATAATCCTATTGTAGAAGTGACTTTTCATAATATATTTCCTATATCTTTAAGTGCGTTAGATTTTTCACAAGCGGCAACAGATGTAGAATATATGACAGCATCAGCTGATTTTTCATATCAATTGTATGAAATTAATACATTATAAATAAATTTGAGCAGATACGACATACTTTAACAGAATATCAAATTAAGACTCATTAGAGAGTTAAAATATTAAAGAGAGAGAAGATCATACTCTGCTCACCCCTGAAAGATATATTATGAATTTGGAAGATTTGAAAATAGAAGCCAGAAAAGACCTACCTATCCTTGACCATGAGCATATGGATCAAGAATCATATAAAAATCAAGTCATAAAACCAAAATGGTTGGAATATAAAACCAATTTTGATCAGCTTCTTATTATGAGAAAATCTGAACATCAAAAACTGTACCGTGAGAAATGGGAATATTATGGCGGCAAATCAGATGCTAAAGTATATGCAGCTCGACCTTTTGATATAAAGGTTTTAAAAAATGATCTTCAAATGTATATACAATCTGATGATGATATATTAGAACTACAAAATAAAATAGCTTATTATGAACTTATTATAAAATATATTGAAGGGGTTCTTAAATCAATTGACAATCGTGGGTGGGATATTCGCCATGCACAGGATTGGAAAAAGTTCGAAGCTGGTATGATATGAAATGCAAATTGAAAAAAAGAATGAAGTATATCTAGTTCTAAAAGATTTAGAACCATCAACTTCGCAAGAACTATCTTCTTTTTTTACGTTTGAGGTTCCAGGCTTTAGATTTATGCCAGCATATCGGTCCCGTCAATGGGATGGTAAGATACGGTTATTCAATTCTGGTTCTGGTGAAATATATGTGGGATTGTTGCCGTACATAAAGAAGTTTTGTGATAGAAATAATGTTGATTATATAATAGAAGAAGGTGTTGAAAATGACAGGGATGTTGTACGTGAGGTTGTTAGGGGGTTTGTCAAATCGCTTAAACCAAAGTCCAAAGGAAAATCGCTTAAAATTCGTGATTACCAAATTGATGCTGTTTATCATGCATTGGCCAAAAATCGTGTTCTTCTTGTTTCTCCTACTGCTAGTGGCAAGTCTTTAATAATATATTCTTTAGTCCGTTATTATCATATGATGGGCCTAAAGACTTTAATACTTGTTCCTACCACTTCTCTAGTGGAACAGATGTACACTGACTTCGAAGATTATGGATGGAGTTCTGGTACATATTGTCAAAAAATATATCAGGGACATGATAGAAAGGTTACTAAAGATGTTGTGATATCAACATGGCAATCCATTTATAAAATGCCGAAGAAATATTTTGAACAGTTTGGTTGTGTGATTGGTGACGAGGCCCATTTATTCAAGGCAAAGTCTCTTACAAGTATAATGACTAAGTTGCACCAATGTAAGTACAGGTTCGGGCTTACAGGGACGCTAGACGGTACTCAGACGCATCAGCTTGTTCTAGAGGGGTTATTTGGTGCAGTTGAAAGTATAACAACTACAAAGAAATTGATGGACAGCAAAACTCTGGCCAACTTGAAAATCAAATGTATAATCTTAAAACATTCAAACATAAGAGAGAGAATGTCGTATGCTGAAGAGTTGCAGTATCTTGTTGGGAATGAGAATAGAAATAAGTTTATACAAGATTTGTTGTTACACATCGATGGGAACACTCTTTGTTTATTTCAATTAGTAGAAAAACACGGTCAAATATTATATGATCAAGTAAAGGAAGCAGCAAAGGATCGTAAAGTATTTTTTGTTTATGGAGGTACAGATGCAAAAACAAGGGAAGATATTAGAAGTATTGTGGAAGAAGAAAAAAAATCAATCATTATTGCGAGTTACGGCACTTTTTCTACTGGTATTAATATTAGGAATATCAACAACATCGTGCTTGCCTCCCCGTCCAAGTCTAAAATCCGAGTGTTACAGTCTATTGGTCGAGGGTTGCGCCTTAGTGATACTAAGTTTTCCATTTTAGTTTTTGATATTGCTGATGATATGACTTACAAAAGAAGGCCTAATTTTACACTTGCTCACTTTATGGAACGAATAAATATCTATAATGAAGAACAATTTGCATATGAAATAAGTAAGGTAAATCTAAAATGAATACAGAAATACCATATAAGGTTATAAAACTTACAACTGGAGAGGAAATTGTTTGTCGATTGGGTAGTGAGATTGTTAATGATGAATATCAGTTAAACTATCCTCTCAAAATGGAAGTTCGGGCACAAATGACTAGTAAGGGCGTCGTAGAGGCGTTAAATCTTAGTCGTTGGCTTGGTTCATATACAAAACAGTTTTTATTTTCTGTAAAGACTAACCATGTTTTGTTAGTTGCTGAAGCTTCTGAAGGATTGTGTCGCTATTATGACCATGTAATAGATGAAATAAAGCGTATTGAAAACAAATCTTCTATGGACACAAGTGATTATTTGGATGATCTTGATGATGAAGCTGTGTATGAAGATTTGCTAGATGAATCAGTTTCTAGTGATGATACAATTCATTAAAAAGTCTACATAGCTATTTATATATATTTTTTTATTTTGTCAACCCTCTTTGGTACTTGACATTACTGTTGTTATAGTTTATACTGTGACAATGTTTAGATATATAAGGAGTAATTATGAAAAAGAAATCCAAAGGTGTTCATTACGTAGATAATAAGAAATTTCTTGAAGCTATGGTTGACTTCAAAAATAAATGTAAAATTTCAGAAAAGGCTGGTGAAGACCAACCAGCAGTATCAAATTATATTGGTGAGTGTTTTTTAAAAATTGCAACCCACCTTTCTTTCAGACCAAATTTTATTAATTATACATATAGGGATGATATGATATCTGATGGCATTGAAAATTGTTTACAGTATGTTGCGAACTTTAATCCAGAAAAATCAAAGAATCCATTTGCTTACTTTACGCAAATTATATATTATGCATTTCTTCGAAGGATTGCAAAAGAGAAAAAGCAAACTCACGTAAAAAACAAAATGATAGAAAATTCTCAATATGAAACTTGGACAACAATGGAAGGTGATGAGGCATCGTCATATACTGTTTCAGGATTTGACCCAATGATAATGCTTCCAGATGAAGATGTATATAAACCGAAAAAGAAAGTGGAGCCCGAGACAAAGGGATTAGAAAAATTTATGGAAGAAGAAATTTAATTTGAAGATAGCACTGCTGAGCGATTCGCATTTCGGAGCTCGAAATGATAACCTCAATTTCAACGAATATTTTTACAAATTTTATGAAAACATTTTCTTTCCTACTTTAAAGGAAAGAGGAATTTCAACATGTATTCATATGGGTGATGTTGTTGACCGCCGTAAGTATATAAATTTTCGAATTGCGTTTGATTTTCGTAGTCGGTTTGTCTCACAATTTAAAAAGTTTGGTATTGATTTGCATGTTATCATTGGCAATCATGACACCTATTACAAGAACACCAGTGAAATTAATTCTATGGATGAACTTGTTGGGAGAGATAGAGTGTGGATTTATTCTGAGCCACAGGTTGTAGAATTTGATGATACTCCTATTTTGTTCATGCCGTGGATTAATGCAAACAATTATAGTACAGCAGTAAAATTTTTAAACACACCAAATACTGATCTTCTTATGGGGCATTTAGAAATAAATGGTTTTCAGATGCATCGTGGACAATATTCAGATAGTGGATATGAAAAAGAGCTCTTTCGTAAATTTGATACTGTTTTGAGTGGACATTTTCATCATAAATCAGATGATGGACAAATTTATTATTTGGGTTCTCCATATGAAATGACTTGGTCAGATTATGATTCTCCTAAAGGATTTCATATCTTTGATACAGGCACAAGAGAGCTCGAACGTATTGTAAATCCTTATACTTTGTTTGAGAAGATTTATTATGATGATAGTGAGTCGTCGTTTGGTGACAAATATGATATGTCTTCGTTCAAGGACAAATATGTAAAACTGATTGTTGTCAATAAAAAAGATTTGTATGGGTTTGATAAGTTTGTTGATAGACTTCTTGTTGCCGATGCACATGATGTAAAGATCATCGAAGATTTTTCAGAACTGGATGCAACGAATGTATCTGATGACATTGTAGAGAATACAGAAGACACCATGACTTTGCTTGAAAAATATGTTGATGAACTGGATGTGACACTGGATAAGACTAGACTTAAAAATACCATGAAGTCACTTTATAACGAAGCTCAGGACCTTGAATTTTGATCATAATGAAAAGGGTTGATTGGCGTGTGGCGACATTGTTCGTTCAAGAGAGACATTATTCGCCGGTGATGCCGAAATTAACTAAACATTGGTTAGGTGCATATCAAGACGATGAACTAGTAGGTGTACTCACATTAGGTTGGGGTACGAATCCGATGGGAACTATCAAGAAGATGTTCCCAGAGTTATCGACTGAAGATTATTATGAAATTGGTAAGATGTGTATGGATGATGAAATGCCCCGCAACTCTGAATCTCAAATGATCTCTGCGACTGTGAAGTGGATGAAAGAAAACACACCAGAACGAAAATACTTATACACTTGGGCAGATGGAATTGTTGGTAAACCTGGCTATGTTTATCAAGCTGCAAACTTTCTGTATGGTGGTTTTATATGGAGTGATGTGTACGTTTCTGAAACAGGGGAGAAGGTTCACTTTCGTACCATCCAACGTAAAATGAAAAAAGAGATGAATCGTATGGACACCAAATACGGCCCTAGGCCTAATGATGCGAAAATGGGTGAATTAGGATTCAGTAGAGTATGGGGAAAACAGTTTCGATACATTTATCCAATGACTAAGAAGGATAGAAAGTTTTTGAAAAATTCTACATGCAAATGGAATATTAATTACCCAAAGGGGAATGACTTGCAGTGGAAAATTAAACGTCCCGGCGAAACGGAATATGAATTGACAAATACAATTCCTTATGAACATAGGGGT